GCCGGCGGGTCGATGCCCGCCAGCGGGATGGGCGGTGCGTCGCCGTCTTGGCCGGTGTGCCGGTGACCATTAGCGGCGTCGAACTTCTGGTCCAACTCCGCTTGGCTGGCGGCGTTGGCGTCGATGGTGTCGTAGATCGCATGGAACGCCGCCAGCGACACCGTTTCGTTGGGATTGGGCTTCGGAATTCCGAGCTTAGGCGTCGGCGTCGGCATCAGACCAGCACCTCCAACTCCGGCCACGTGAGGGCCATTTGGTCCAGGGCCTCCCACGTGAGCTGGCGGGCATCAAGTTCGCTCCAGAGCAGGTAGCGGAACTGGTACACCACGTCCAGGTGAGCCGGTAACACCGCCCGCACGGCGGCCTTCAGGTCGTCAATGTTGGTGGGCACTCCCCTGGTGTCCACGAAGCGGACGATGACGGTGTACGCGGCGTGGTCCTCGATGATGTCGATGGAGCCCTTGTCGTATGCCTCGGCCACCTGCCGGACCACGCTGATGGTCGCCGTGCCCGTGCCCCGAATGTGCGACACGATGCGGTCACGCCGCTCCGCCTCCGTGAGATTCGGAGCCGGGGGCAGGCCCAGTGCTTCCTCCCATTTGTCCAAGCCCCAAGTCGACGTGCGGACGAAAAACTGCGCCAGCACCTCGTCGAGTGCCCGGCGCAGTTCGTCCAGTTCCGCCCCCGCGGCATCGAGCATGGACCGGACCACCCGCGAGGTCTCGTAGAGCGGTGGCAGGTAGCCCGCCATGCGCTGGCCGCTCTGGCTTGTGATCGGGTAGCTCATGTCGTCAGCGTCACCGTCCCCAGCACGGCGACTTCCTGCTCACCGATCGGCACGTTGGCCGTGCCGCCGTTGACCAGGAGGTTCTGGTAGTCCTGGACCCCCGGCGTATCGAGGATCGCCTGGCCGATGCGGACGTAGCGCACGTCGTTGTCCGCCTGAAAGGCCAGCGACCGCAGGTAGTCGGCGATGGATTGCTGGACCGCTGCCTTCACGCTATCGGCGTTGTACCCAGGCGCGATGGTCAGGGTGGCCGACACCGAGATCAGCACCGCCGTGGCGGGCTCCACGGTCACCCGGGCGCCAATGGGCGCTCGCCCTTCGCCGGTGTCCTTCGAGAACGTGCTGCGGTAGGTCACCCGGTCCACCCAGACCGTGGTGGCCGTGTCCGCCTGGAGACGGGTGATGCGCAGTTCCAGCTCGTCGACGCTGTTCCAGTAGAACTCCACCCTGGCCCGCAGCTCGTCGAAGGACGTGCTCAGGTCGGCCGCCCGCAGGGTGACTACCGCGTCATCGGTGCCGCCCGGGCGCGTCTTGGCCCAGGCGTTGGCCGAGACGTTCCAGACCCCCACCTGCAGGAGATCCGCCGTGCCCGTCGCGTCGTCCACCTTGACCCGGAGCCGCACCTGCCAGATACCCGGCTGCTGCAGGAGGGTGTGCAGACCGGCGTGCGTGATGGTGGCTGGGCCCGCCGGGTCGTAGGCCAGCCGGACGCAGGTGCCGGTTGCATCGGGCTGAGTGTCGTCCACCGAGGCGCCGGAGCCGCCCAGGGTCAGGTCCTCGGCTTCCACGGTATTTACCCACGGTGGGGCGATGTAGTCCTGGACCTTATCGACGAGTTCTTGGCTCGCCGGGCGCTTATCCGTGTCGATAATGACCACCGACACCGTGCCCGGGCCGTCCCGCACGGGCACCACGGACACGCCGCCGACGCCCGGAACCTCCATGGCCCAGGCCACGTAGTCGGCGCGGTTGCCGCCGGCGCTCGGGTTGCGGACGCGCTGGAGGTAGCGAGCCAGCAGGCTAGCGTCGTCCTCCTCGTCCAGGCCCCCAGACGTGGGCGCAGCGTTGCTGACGCCCGTCACGCCCGGCACGGGCTCGACGAGGAATTGGATGGCGCCCGCGGCCACGTTCCCGGAGGCGCCAGGCTCCACGGCCTGAATGGGTACGTCCACCGTGCCACTGGCGCCGATCACGGCGTCCTGCGTCGTCTGGAACACGATGGCCGGCGAGGTGTCGGTGCTGGCCGTGCTGACCTGGGTGCCCGCAGGGATCACCGTCCCCTGGGTGCCGGAAAAGGTCACGGTGCCGGTCGCGGCCACCGCTGGGCGGCGGGTGATGCCGTGCTCTTCGGCCCGAAGGTCCAGGTACTGGCCGAACGTCGTCTGGGCGAACCCGCGCTCCAGGACCTGCTGGGCCCAGATGGCGTCCTGGGCAAGCTCGGCGGCGATGGCGGCACAGATGTCGTAGACGAACGATCCCTCCGACTTGTCCAGGTCGTCGGGCAGTCGGTCGAGGATGCGCTGGAGGATCTGCTCGAAATCCTGATCGACCAGGTACTCGGGCAGGCTAGCCACGGATCGTCACCTCCAGCGTCTCGGGCGGCCCCACCACGGGCTCGACGACGCACGACACCCGCAACTGGTCGCCCTCCCACTCGAAGGCGAAGTCCCTCACCATCTCCGTCCGCGGATCCGCCATCAGCGTCTCGGTGATCGTGCGCGCCAGTTCGGCCTCGACAGTCTCCCGCGTGGGCTGCTGCAGGGCCTCCTCCAGTTCGGCGCCGTAGTCGGCGGAGTAGATCGGGTGCGCGAGCCGCTGGGTGAGGATGGCCTTCACGCACCACTGGAGCCAGGCGGTGTGACCGTCCGCCTCGACGGGCCGCCCGCGCCCGTCCAGCACGAAGTCGCCCTTCTCGAAGTCCCATAGCCACGAGCGCCCGTACTGGGGCTCTGCCTGGGCCTGCACTTCTTCCACGACGTCCGGGGCCTCAAACACCGGAAACAGCTGCGGCATCAAGAACTCACCACCACGTCGAGCACGATGAGGTCCGAACCCGCCCACGCGCAGACCACCCGGTCACCCGGCTCCAGCCCACCCTGCAGGCTCCGGGCCAGCAGGTACTCCCCCGCCGGGATGGGCACGGTCCAGCCGTCCACGCGGATCGACATGTCCGGTTGAACCGTGCCCAGTTCCACCGCCGGGCTGCCGCCCTCGGCCTCCCGGGCCCCCATCTGCGCGATTGCCCGGGCCAGCAGGTTGGCCCCAACGTTGCCCCTCATGCCGGCTCCACCTCCAGCGTCATGCGCTGGGCGTCCGCGTCGTGGCTGATGCCCAGGACGTGGTAGTAGCCCACGAGGCTGCCGGCAGCGATGTACACCCGGTCGCCCCGGCGCAGCCAGGGCATGTCGACGGCCTCCACGACCTGGTGGGTCCGGGGCTTGCCGCGCTCGGCCAGGATCTCCTGAGCCGCCTTCTTCGCGGCGGCGGGGCTGTCGTAGCTGTCCGAGTAGACAACCTCCTGGAGGACCCCGAACTCCGTCCGGCCCGACAGCGTGGCGATGACCGGGGCCCGGCCCTCCTTCGGTTCCTTCCCGAAGACGCGGACCCTGGTCACCAGCTCCTCGATGTCCTGCTCGTCCGTCGTGTGCAGGGCGATGGTGTCCTGCGTGATGTGCCAGACCTGCGAGTTGGTCCCGTAGCGCAGGACGTGGACCTTGCCGTCGGCCCACCGAATGTGCCTCTTGCCCGCCCCGCGCTTACGGGCCTCGTCCAGCACCTCGGCGATCACGTCCCCCAGGCGCTGGCCGCGGACCACGCGCTTGGCAAGGCGCACGCGAAGGTCCTGGATGGTACCCACGGGCACCTTCCACGACCCAAATAGGTCCCGCAGGATAGCCTCGGCCGTCGTGCCCGCCTTGTAATAGCGGTCGTCCTTGCTCTGCAGTAGCGCGAACAGCGGGTCGTAGGCGGTGACGGTGATCGTGCCCCGCCCGTCCTGCTCGTACTGCCAGCGGTAGATGCGCCCCTCGGCCACCCGGCGCCAGCCCTGTCCCCAGTCGGCGAGCACCCGCAGCGGCGTGCCGTTGGGCAGAAGCTTGTGTAGGTAAACGCCGCCGATCTTGACCTGCCGGGCGACGGCGGTGATGCGGCCGGCGATCTCGTTGGCGAGCTCCTCCCAGTTCAGGCCGAGGAGCACGTCGCCAGAAAGCGGGAGGCGCTGGCCGTTGGGGCGGAGCGCCTCCACCATGTAGCGGGTCTTCGTCAGGTCGACCTTCACCGGGCATCACCGCCTACCGGGCCGGCAACCGGAGCACCTGGCCCGGGCGGATCAGGTTGGGGTCCTTACCGATGGTGCTGCGGTTGAGCTCGTAGATCTCGCGCCACCGGGCACCGGAGCCCAGGAACCGCTGGGCGATGGTCCACAGGCTGTCCCCACGCTGGACCGTGTACGTCTTCGGCGTTGCCGGGGCGGGCCGCTTCGTGGCGGCCGTCTTCACCGTGCCCTTCCCGCCGCCCACCGTCTCCGCCGCCACCTCGCGGGCGGCCACGAGTTCAATGGTGTACCAGCAATCCCCGTGACCGCCGCGCCAGCGGTGCTGGAACCGTTCGATGTAGGCGTCGAGGTTGACGGGGCTCTGTGTGATGAGCACCCGGATCTTCGTGCCCCGGTCCCGCCACTGCGAGAGCTGCCCGGCGATCTGCCGCGGGTCGCGCCATTGCTTGATGCCGGGCAGGTTGCGCCGGGCGGGTCCCGGCAGCAGCCCCTCCCAGGAGATCCGGCGCAGGACGGTGCCGCGGGGCCAGGCGACCTCGCCCAGCTCGATGGGCTCCACCGTCATGAGCCGAGCGCCGGTGTCGACGGTGAGTTCTTCGGGCGGGATGGGAAGCAGGAGGCGCGTCGACCCCGCCGACAGCCAGAAGTCCACGGCCATCCCCTCCCCTTACGCCAGGGCCGCCCGCGGCGAGTTGGCTTGCACCTGCAGGACGGCGCGCACGATCTCGACAGCCACGGGGTCGGCCAGGGCCTTTGCGATCCGCTTCACATTGGCCTCGATGGCCTGCACGACCCGCTCCGGGTTGCCGCCGTCGACCTGGACGGTGATGTTGACCTGCGCCGGTTGCACCGTGATGCTAACGGGCCTGACGGCTACCGAGCGCGCCTGGGCGACCGGCTCCACCCGTGGGGCAGGGCTGCCCGTCGCCATGATTCCGTCATGGAGCGCCCGCATCCGCGGCCCCATCGAGGCGGCCAGCCGCTGCATGTCTGAGCCGACCGCAAAGGCCGTCGCCCGGGAGACCTCCATGATGCGGTACATGGACCGCTCGATGTAACCGGGCGAGTGCTCGTCCATGCCGGCGCGGTAGCCGCCGACGAAGCGCTGGAAGGCGTTGCGGGCGGTCTGGTATAG